GAACGGACTCAGCAATACCATCCAAACTTGGTATCTCAAATGCACTTGTACCAGATCCACCTACCGCAAGTTGGTAGTAATCGTTAATTGCTTCTTTAGGAGGAAGTTCACCAGCAAAAACATTCATAATAATATTAGTGAAGTCCAGTGCTGCACCAAGACCACTCGCAATATCTGGCATCATGTTTAACATTCCATCCATCTGATTAGTGACAACAGAGGCATCAGCACCAAAATTTCCAAGTGAATCTCCTAGTCCTGCTGACATCGCTTCTTGTCCTGCAGATAATGCGCTGGTTACACCATTAATTTCCCCTTGAATTCCATCTATGAATCCATTCAAACTTCTAATAACATTTTTGTTTGCTTCTTCTATCTTTTCTTTATTTTTTGATATCACCGTAGATGCGACACTCTCCGCATAACACATGGGAACTTTTGGTCTGCTCTTAAATTTTCCATTTCCACCAACACCACCAACAGCACCACCAAGACCAGTATCAGATCCACCAGAAGATCCACCAGATTGAGAAGAAGCAATTTGTCTTGCCTCTTCTTCTCTTTTTTGTGGTTGCAAAGTATCTAACAATGTTTGGCAAAGTTGTTCCCCAATTCCGCCGATCATTTGATTATACAATCCCAGAATCATTTCATTTAACTTTTCTTTTAAATCTCCAAAAAGATTTCTTAAGTTAGAGGGAAGTGCTGCAATAACTTTAGACATAACAACATTAAGTTGTTTCAAAACAAATTCCATTATCTTATCAAAGATGACTTTCATATATTTTGCTGCCTGCATCGCACCCTTACAAATCATATCCTCCAGGTTTCCAACGGTGCTTGATACTGCATCAACATAACTCTGGATAGCATTCAGATACTTATCCATTTTCTGAGTAATATTATCAAGGATTGTTTGTATTGCTTTAATCGCAGATTGAACTGGTTTATCTGGGATCGGCATTACAGTTTTTTCATCTCCCAAAACATCTTCTTTCACATCACCAGCAGAGATATGTTGTGCGTCAGGACTTTCTCTAGTTGGTCTTGATTTTAATGGAGCAGTGTTAGAAGTATTTTGTGCCTCTCTTCTTTTCATGCCGTCCGCAACGGCTTTCATCAAATACTCGCCTCTCTCAACCCCCTTAAGTCCTAATTGATCTGCTCTTATTCTTGCTGCCTGCTGATCTTTAAACTGTTCGTCGTTCAGTGGAAGATCTGGTCTAAGTCCATACTTATTAACTTTTGCGTTCGGACGCTGAGGTGCAAGAGCAGGGTCTGCATTTGGGTGCTCTGATTTTAAATCTCCATCAGGAGGAGTTGGTTTCTCTCCAGTCTTAGGATCTTTAGGAACCTGACCATCAGCATATCCAGTAACTGCCAGAGATCCTGGTTGTTTATTGGTGACTCGATTATCACCAATCTTGGCGGCCATTGGATTCTGTGCATTGTTTCCAATGACACCCATGATAACAGGAACGGACATTGCCGAACCATCCATAAAGAAACCAAACACCATGTTGCCTTGACGTAAGGCAGAAGATTGTCCTGCCCTAGTAAGACCTCCTCCCGATGTTACGGGCATCATCACATTAGCCCAGGGCAAGTCTTTAGAAGGTATTACAGTTTCACCCTGATCATGGAGACCCATGATACGAACCTTATACCTTCTACCCCAACCTATATTCTCTCCTTCCTGGGCATGTGGTGCGGGTATTTCATTTTCTCTCCAGACGGAATCGTCAGCAATCTGACCGACCCACCAGAAAAAACTGGATCCTAATAAACCTGATTCAAATAGTGCTCCTCCGTCCTGTGACATATTCAGTCGTCGTACATTCTACATTCGTCTGCATCTGGTTCCATCTCACAATAGAGTTCCAGTGCAGTTGGATCATGATGATCTCCTGCTGCGATTTCTTCTTTGTGATTCTCTACGTATACCTCTAGTTCGTGAAGTTCACCCTCAATGTGGCGGCGTTGCTGAGGCGATGTTGTAGGATCTTGAAGGATTTCTTTATCCTTCTCGATATGCTTTTCGATGCTTTCCATGTTTTACCTTTTTGCGTGGTTTCCTTGTCTACCATGAGAATCTCTAATTAAACAGATTTTTGTTAGAGTTCTATCCGGCGTTATGTAATGACATAGACTTGCTATAATATATAGACCACCAGTCTGCCTGTCAACCTCATCGTTCTTTGTGTCTTTCCTTGGTGACGGAGCATCAAAAAATATCATATCACCAGCATGTAAAGAAAAATCTGCCTCAATCATAATATTCACTTTAGCAGCGAACATTTGATTATATCTCATAATCGACTGATTATATACATTGGCAAAATCAAAATTCTTCTCTTTTGATCCCTCAGCATTCTCAGAGAAAGTTCCCGTGTCAATAAAACTCATTGTAGTTCTTGTGAACTCTTTCTGAAGATTTGGATTGAATGACGTAAGTTCTTTTGCTGCTGTAGATAAAGGTTCGATTGCATCATCAACATCTGCGAAAATATCTTTGGCAGCAGATATGATAGTTCTCTTGAAATTAAAGTTAATTGGATCAAATGTTATAGATGCTGTGGTAAAAGCACCCATCTTTGCCATTTCAACTACATCTCCTCCCTCCTTATCATATGATAGTGCCTTATAATCATACCCTGCAGGAAGTCCTTCTCTGTTGTTGGTTTCGTTATAGATAATTGATTTCTTTCTTGGATTCTTTTCCTCATCAAAGAAACTATCAATTGACTTAAAGATCATCTTCTCTGAAGTTTCAAAGAAAAAATATCCTGCAGTCTGACCTTCTCCACCAGATGGTTGTGCTTTCTTGGCAAAGGTATTCAGCATATAATATGGTTTTCTATTCAAACCATACTCTTTAAGATCATTGCTAGTATCTTCTATGTCTAAAGTTTTTTCAGTTTCTAAAAACTCTGACATTAAAGTTTTGACATGATCTGAAATTTTTTGCTTTGGAAAAAGTTTTCTTACATTTTTCTGATCGTTAATTGCAAATGCTTCTGACACCAATGGTAAATGAACAACTGTTTTTCTTGTGTCATCGGAAAGTGGTGATGGTTTTCTTACAATAAATGCTGCTTTTAATTCATTTTCAAAGTTATCTTCAGCAGCAAACTGAAGGACTTCACTGCCAGTCAACGGTAAACCTTCAACCACAGATTTACCATCAACAGCATCTCCAGCATCTTGAAACATGTAGGTTCCCATTATACCATCTTGCAAGATACTTTCATAGTATCTAAACTCAATAAAACCACCGGAGATTTCTACACTACGACTCTCATCAGTTTTACTAGTCACAGCAACTGTTTTAATTTTTGCTGATCCTGCCTTTTGTCCTTGATTCGCTTCTGTTGTCTTTGACATTTGTATTTTCCTCTACATCTATTTACCCAAATTTATAACGAATCTCTTTCCAAGAATCTCTTGGCGGTGGAGTGGATGGTAGAGATGGTGGAAGTGCAAGACTACTATCTTCTCCTCCCATATCTCCACCACTAGAAGATGCCCCAGACTGTCCTGCCATTACCAATTCAGTTTCTGATGGTCTTTCATAAGATGCATACTCCATCAGAACACTAATAGCTTCATCTCCTCTTGCCTGATTGATTGCGTCAAGGAAACCAGGTAACATTTTTTCAATTGGTTCAGTCGAATCAGCATCCAAAACAAATTCGGGACCTAGTTCTGCTAACATATAATTTCCTTTCTTTTTAACAAGACCACCTTTAGAGTATCCCATTGCAGATCTCTGCTCGGAAGTCATATTGGCAGGATCCATAGGATTATATGTAGAAGGTTCAGATGAAGATTCACTCGATTTTGCTACTTGCATATCCTTGCTGATTCTCTCACGCATTTCATCTCCACCTGCTCCAAATTTTGTATCAGGTTTATTGATACCACTCCATCTTATAACATCCAAATCATAACGTTCAAAATCAGCTATGCTTCCTCTTGCTTTATTCTGCTTCTCAGGTTGGTTACTACCAGAAGCCCAATCTCTTCCAAATCTTCCATAATTCGTGTGAGCAACGACTCCATCCAAGTTAGATCCTGCTTCACCGTGAGTCATGACCTTGTTGAGGTTAATATCACTGGCAGACCATCCCCATCCAGTGGCAATACGTGCTGCCTCTTTTGACATTGCGGATAATTGTGCTTCAGTTGGGAACCATCCTTTCTCTGGATTAGCAGCAAGAGATAGTCCAACAGAATTCTTATTTCGACTTTCAGTATGATTTACTTGTTTTGTATAAGGTGCTTTGTAATGCGGTGTTCCATCACCCGTAAACACAGTGTGATAAGGACCATCAGTATTAGTAAAAGATCCAGCAGTCCAGTGAAGATATATTGCTTTTCCTTTGCCACTAATTGGTGGAGCAACTCCAGTTTGAGGAACTGAAGGAATTGAACCAGGCATCAGATTTTCTGTTCCACTAGTGTTGCCTGTATATGTTGGTTGATTATTAGAACCAGAATCTGAACCACTCGGATCATCAGTCTCCTCGGCAGTGTTACTAGAACCAAAGGCACTTCCACCTTCCCCAAAGATATCAGGCATAAATGATGCCGCAGCATGTGGTATTAGTTTTGTAATCCAGTTAATTGGGTTGAAGAAAATGCCAAGATCTGGCAGTTTCTCTACTTTACCATTTGGACTCTTTAGATCTTCTAATCCAAGTAGTCCTGCAGCAGCACCAAGAGCTCTTGGTAACATCCAGACTTTGCTTATATCAATAGTTGGGAAGTTCTCAAAGAATCGTTGGAATCCTTCCTTGAAGAAATTAAGAATAAGACCACCAATATCCATGACGGTCTTAAGGGCGTTCATGAATTTCTGGCCTGCTTCCTCAACACCACCACCCATGATGAGGGAGTACATCATATCTCCTACAAGAACACCTATACTCTCACCAAGTATGGTTCCTAATACAGGAATTGGAATGAATGAACCCAATGCACCGCCAAGTGCAGCACCGATACCTTTAAACACTGCTTGACCGATTGGTTCTCCTGCAAGCAAGGAGGATACGGCAACAATTAAAGGACCAACAATAGGTATCTTACCAAATCCTTTAGCAAGACCCTTCATTGCCTTGATACCAGTTTTACCAAGAACTTTAGTCGCAAGTCTCTTTGGTACTTTCTTTAATCCACCTTTGGTAATCTTACTCCCCTTCATTGCACCAGCAAGATTACCTCTCTGAGGCATTGATTTTATAGCACCCTTCTTAATAAGTTTCTTAACATATGCATTAGCAGTTCTACTTGCCTGGGCGGGAGTCTTTCCTTTCGATATTGCATCATCATACTTTACTTGCCATGCATTAGCAGCGTTATGTCCGTGCTTTAATTGAACATTTCTTGCTAAAGGAGTACGTCCAGTTGGACCTATCTTACGTCCCTTATCAATAAGGTTCTGTTTTGGACTAACGGGTTTAGTTGGTTTTGCAGGTTTTCCAGGTTTTGGTTTTGATCCTTTTTTACCACCACCAGGAAAACCACCACCAACAGCAAAAATTGAACCAACAATAAATGCGGCATTGAATAAATTTGTTAATGCTCCAAGCAGACCATCAAATCTTTCTTCTGCCTCTGGACCCCCATTCTCCTTTAACCACTCTTTAGCACCATCAAGTTTCTCTTGACCCCATGCCAAGAAAGAACCTAAAGCATCGATGGTTCCAATAATTAAATCAATAATTTTCTCTGCCATTCCAGCAAGGAACATTAAAATACTACCACCAGGTAGATTAGGTCTACTCTCAATTAGAATAACAAGGAGACGACCTAATAAAATATTTTTAAGAAAATCAAATATACCACCAAATAGTCCTTTAGCAGGTGCTGCAAGTTTCTTAACTAGTCCACTGCCTTTCTTATCACCAGGCATCTTCTCTAATAAGTTTTCTTGCTTCTTTCGTTTTGCCTTCTCCTCACCTTTCCTATCACCCTTAGCAGCTGCTTTTTGTTGAGCTAGAGTTCCTTTCAGAACCTTATCAATCTCAAATACTTTATCTTTTATTAGAGTTAATGTGTCACCCCCACCAGATTTTGTTGATGCAGTTTCTGCACCTGAAATTGGAGTAGCTGATGATACTGCAGGAACAAGAGCAGAAGATGGTCTTACTGCAAGAGCACCACCTTTTCCTGGAGATGAATCATCACCACCTTTCTTTTTAATCGCACCAGGTTTTACTTTCTTTTTCTTACCAGTGATAAAACTTTTTGCCCTATCTTTAGCAGCACTTTTTACAATGCTACCACCAACAGTTTTTGCTGCTCCTGCTAAAAGTCCTAACATATCACGCCACCGTCAGACCAAGAACTTTAATCTTCTCTTGAGAGATCATCGCATTTGCATCAATTTTTGGTAGTCCATTACCAGATGGAGTTAGTTTAGATGCTGGATTACCACCAGTGTCAGAAGCGGAAGATCTTCTTGAATCAGACCTTGCTATCTGCGCTTTCATAATACTAGACATCGTTGTCCCTCTACTTGGAGGATTGTCATATAAACCTCTATCTCGAAGATTTTTCTTAAGTGCCTCCATGTTAAATGGTTTTGACTCTCCATCTGAACTATCTGATCCGCCACCATCGCTTTGTAGATCGCCAGAAGAAGTATTATTACCAAAATTAGCTTGTGCTGCTCCTGCTCCTGAAGCAAACTGCTTTTTACCTAGTTCAACGGCACCAGGTCCAACAAAGAAACCAAAGACATGTCCGCCACGTTCGACTTCTTTATCTCTATGAGTGTCTCGATATCTTTCATGAACCTGCATAGCCTTTGGTGTTGAGAAATCGGTACGAGGACCAACAAATTTAGCAGCATTACTCATCAAAGTCTTATCATTAAGGACTTTTGTTGCCTCCTCAATTCTTTGAGAACCTTTTCCTCCAACATATGGAACAGAATTAAGTGCTGCAATGGCGGTTGATTTATCTTTAATTGCCTTCCACAACTTAGCATCTCCTCTTGTCACAGGTTCATACTGTTTTGGGGCAGTAATTAAACCAAGCAATGAGGGACCACCAGGATATACACCACCAGCCGCTGCTCTATTCATGATAGACTGAGCAACATCTGCTCTGCCTTGAGCGTTGCCACTTTCAACAGACATAATAGCAGCAAGAGCCCAGAAATCTGCAGTCTCCTCTTTTGGAACAGATCCACCACCAGTAGTTGGTTTTCCAGAAGTAATAAAGTTTACAAATCCCTCATGCCCTGCTTTACTAGCATTTAAATGTAAGTGTTCCGCATAATTACCACCTGTTGCACCCTGTACACCAACAATTTTACCTTTATTGACAGTACCACCTTGTTTTATTCCAGATCCAATTCTACTCAAGTGATGAAATCCCATTGGTCCAAGAGGTCCATCCACAACAACACTCTTACCATATCCATTTCCAACATCACCAGCTCTTAGTATTTTACCTGACTGTGGTGTAGGGATGTCTCCATTAGGTCCAGTCGGCATGTAATCTGGGATTTTGCCTACACCATAATCCCTACCAGGACCCATTTTTATACCATCATGGTATGTGACGCTTTTTGGATTATGGGAGTGTGGCATCAAATCATTAAAATTATAAGTCTTCCCCTTTTCCATTCTCTTGTTTGATATGGGTCTTCCACCATTAGAAGTCAAAGAAACCATTCCACCCTGATTTGCATACTGAACTCCCTCCACAACTTTAGGTATATTGGTTGAACCAGCAGCAGCGTTCATACCTAAAAGAGTATCAGCACCATACTTCTCAACTGCAGGTTTAGACATCACAATCTCACCTGGTGTGAGCATTGCTGGTACAGTATCTTTATTTCCACTTCCAGGGACCATCGCACCAGCAGTTGGATCAGATATTATTGGTTCCTTGCCACCCGTATTACCTTCATATTTGGGTTCTGGTATTTTACCACCCTTAGAGAATCCCAACATCTCTCCACTGATGGGAGCACCAGTCATTCCACCAAAATCTCTAATCTCATCTGCATGAGATTTATCTGGATCTTTAGGATCCTTTACTACAGCAGTTCCTTTTTGGTTTGCTGCCACAGCAGCAACAGCAGTTGTAGCAACCACAGCAACAGCAGCAGTTGCCATTGGATTACCCATTGCTAAAGTTTTTAATCCCTTCAACATTTTGGGGATCAATCCAAGAAGTCTGAATGTTGATCTGGCAACCAACCCAATCAGATTGCCGATGAATCCACCAAGACCAAGTTTAAATGCTAAGAATACTGCAAGGAATGCAGGCCAAGTAACTTTGAAGAAATCTATAATTGCCTTCAATTTTTTCTCATTCTCAGGATTTCCCATCCACTCAATAATTTTAACCAGCAATCTACCAATTAAAATGTTTTTAATAAATTCAAATATACTTTCAAAAAACCCGAGTGCTGGTTTTGCAATTTTCTTTGCACCTTCAAAAAACTTTTTCATTGGTGCTGCTTCTAACTTATCTTCTTGAGCACCTCTCTTCCGTTTCTCTGCAGATCTTCTATCCTTTTCTGCTTGTTTCTTTGTAAATTTATTTTGTGACTGTAAGGTTCTTAGTATGGAGTTAACACCACCCAGAATTTGCTTTAACGTATCCTCACCCTTCAACTCCTTCGTGTCTTTTTTAGCAGGATCTTCTTTCACAGGAGTGAAAGGAGCAATAGCAGTTTTATTTGGTGCTCTCTTTACAATGGTAGAACTACCAGTCCCAGGAAGTGCTTTCTGTCCTGGAACTGGTTGTGCTTGCTCCTCTGGTTTCTTCTTTTTAAAGAAAGCATCTGGACTGACCTTAGTTGTCTTTGCTTTAAACTTAGGGTCTGCTGCCTTCCTTGATTTCCTTACCTTTATTACTTCTTCTTGCAGAATTCTTTGGCGCTCATCACCAGCGCCTTTAGTCTGAAATTGTATCTTTGCAATCGCTTCTTTTAGGGCACTAAGATAATCCTCTTCCTCCGACAAATTGTCGAGGTCAATACCCATCTCAAGGAGGATATCAATAGGATCCGTGGTCTTAGCCGCCATACTTTCGCTGCTCGCGCTCTTGCTTTTCTTTTTCCTCTTTAAGATGTTGTTTTAGGAGTTCAACATAGATGTCTCTCTCCCAAGGCATCATGTTCTCAATCTCAGTTAATGAATATTTATGGTACTGTATCAGGGCAAAATTGAGTCTAAAATAAGCCTCAAGGTCCATATGGACCATGCCTAAGCGAAAAAAGATGCTAAACCTTCCAGAAGAACTTCGTTCTCTTTTTTAGTATTTGGGTTTGTAAATTTGACAGTATGAGACAGTTTTGGCATCGTCTCAAAGAACTTCTCAATATCTTTAAATTGAGTTGAGTTCATTGATTCAAGAAATTCTTTGATTTCTTTCTTGGTACAATCTGCAGCAGCCCACACTTCTTCTTCGCTATAAATCTTATCGACACAAGATGCAATTAAATCAAATGATTGATCCAATTGATTCTTATCATTAAATTCAAAATTGCTTGTGATGAATTGTTCCAGTGAAGGATACTTCATCTCCATCATTAAACTATCATCAAGTTTAATATGCTTACTGTGTTTGTCGTTTTTCTGCACTTGGATATCATCTAATGCGACAGTCACAGTCACCTCAGTTTCTCCATCATCAGGAGAAATCAAAGTAACTTCAACGTCTTCCCCAACAGACTTTCCACGAATATTAAGAAACAAAAATTCAATATCAAAGGTAGGCAGGTTCTCCACCTTAAGTCCTTTTGTTTGAATGCAATTTTTAAGAACTGCTTTAATCGAACTAGTGATTTGTTTTGTATCCTCACTCTCCATTGCAAGGACAAGAAGTTTCTCCTCCTTGACTAGGAAAGGTCTGTATTGAATTGTTTCTCCAGTTGATGGCAATTCAAGATCATACTTGGGGGTGGCAATCTTTGGTAAAGGCATAATGACCTATAGTTAGTATTTCAGTGTGATTATTTAGTGGGTTATATCGGATCTAATCCGAGTGCTTGTCTTGCGGTGATAAGAGCTCCATCATCCACAGATCTATATCCACTAGCAGAATCAGTTTCGGCAAATTCGGTATCTGGACCTGCGGTGTTGCCAGATGAATCAGTGCCTTGAGCTGATTTAGATTCGTTCTCTTGAGCGACTGGTGGTTCCTTAGTGTTTTTTTCTTCAGGTTCTCCAGCAGGGGGTTTTACTTCTGGAGTTGGTTCTGGATTTATAAGTTCAGTCATTACATATCTCAAATATGACATAGATACCGAGCACTTTAATAAACTTGATGACTCATATGAAACAGGCATCGCAGAAACTGCAATAGGATATGCTCCTATAAACTCATACTTTAGACTATTGCGATGATCTCTTTCAAATTTTGTTATTGTAACTCCTCTTCGACATCTATATTCAGATGGAAATCTCATTCTGTAATGATATCCCATGCTTGCAAGCGTTCTGGGATCTCCATCTGCTCTGCCTTGATTATCTTCACCCGCAACAAATCTCATCCATTTTTCAAATATTCTTATAGGGAAATATTTTTGAGCGTCAACTAAAAATGAAAATTCAATTCTCTCATCATACATTCTCCTATGTGCCAATCTTTCTGTTACACCAGTATAATCATTCTTTACTTCAAACGTTGCCATGGAGGAACCTGGTAGGTTCGTTTCAGTACAACTTAGATTTAAATTCTCTTGATCCGAAACACCAACAATATCCTGCACCTTGGCAGGCAAAGCACCCAGAGGAATATTCACCTCAAAATGAGATGTTAATGCTGGTTGAAGAAACCTCGTCTTCAATTGAGCTATGGTCTTTCTAGCAGGCATTTATAAATAGTATTTACCTTATATATTATGTATGGCCGAAAGTATTAAAAGTAAATACAAACCATCATTTCCTGGCAAATATAAGGGAGATCCTAACAATATTATATGTCGAAGTAGTTGGGAACGCAAGTTCTGTAGATGGTGCGATCTAAACGAAAACATTCTCCAGTGGGGTAGTGAAGAATTTTATATCCCATACGTGTCCCCACTTGATAAAAGAGTTCACAAATACTACCCAGACTTTATCATAAAAGTAAGAGAAAGCACAGGTCAAATCAAGACCTATGTGATTGAGGTAAAACCTAGGAAACAAACAAAACCTCCACTCAGAAGAAAAAACATTACAAAGTCATACATCTATGAATGTAAGACCTGGGAGGTTAATAAAGCAAAGTGGAAAGCAGCAACAGAATTTTGTGAAGATAGACGTATTGAATTCAAGATCATCACAGAAAACGAACTAGGTATCAAATGAACCGCATAGAACCTGTTATTGACGATCTTAAATCCGAGAAAGATCTCGGAGAAAGAATGGAACTAATAATGTATGCACTGAATGATACTGTAACACCCATACCCGAAGAAGGAAACATATGTACCTTCAAATATTATGCAAAGACTCCAAACATTGAATACGATCAGCATCCATTAGTTGCAGTGAGTGATGTCTTCTCTTGGGGATTTCGTGGCATAAACTTTCATTGGAGAGATTATAGACAGTATACCTGGGAAGAACTAGGAACTCAGGTCTACATTGTTCACAGGGAAGAACTAGATGATCTTCTATCATTACAATATACAAAACGAGTACTAAATAAGTAAAAAGAACCATACCTAATGGCTGATAATAACCCCAAAGGAGCCAATACTTACATGACTGGAAAGGTCCCCTCTAGATTAGAGGTGGATCTAGTTACTGGTGGTGCTACGTTATATGGTGAAGAAGGTATTTTTAATGCATTCGGTAGAACTCGAATAGCAACTTCAGTTCCAGGTAGTCCTAATAAGTGGGTTATCGAAGATGCGTTTGTAAAAAAATATAATAACGCAAATGGGACAAACCTATCAAAAGATGAAGTACAAAAAATATTCAACAAAGATCTAGTAAAACAAAATAATAATGAAAGGGCAGCGATTATTAATAAGAATGCAACCGATGAAAATAAAACAAAATTAAGCAAAGACACTAAAATTCCAGGTGTAGTTGATCCAGTAACAAAAACAAAAACCGAAAATACAACAGATACTCCTACTGAAGCAACAGATGACACCGACCAGACAGATTCTACAACCACTGCAGCAGATGATAATGATGGTACATATGAACCCACGAAACTAACTCCAGGTGAAAGTCTGTCGGGAACTAAAAATAGTTTTGCTAATCTAAGATATCCAGAAGATCTGGCATCATCAAAGCAAGATGTTATTAGATTTGATATGTTTGAATATGTTGCAGGACAACTAAACTCAAAGGATGTCGATGGATTACCAATATACGGTCACACTAGCGGAACAGAAAGTTTAGGTGATTCAATCGGATCAGTAACTCTCCCAATCCCAGCAGGAATTTCAGATCAAAATAGAACTAATTGGGGTTCAAACTCAATGTCTGCATTGGATCTTGCAAAAGCAGACATTGCAACTCAAGCAATTTTTGGTAGCCTTCAGCAAGGTGTTGAATCTGCAGCAGGGTATATAGAAGCAATTAAAGAGAATGCTAAAGATTCCGCGAGTGCTGTAGGACAATCACTTGCCGCATCAGCTGCTGGTGTTGATAGTCAAGCACTGTTAGCAAGAACAACCGGTCAGGTGATGAACCCAAACATGGAGTTATTATTCAGAGGTCCTTCGTTGAGACCATTCTCTTTTAAGTTTAAGTTAGCACCTAGAAGTAAAACAGAAGCAGATAACATTGCAAAAATTATTAGATTCTTCAAGCAAGGTATGGCACCAATTAGAACAGAATCAAATCTGTTCTTAAAGTCTCCTCACATTTTCAAACTAGCTTACATACATAGAGGTGAGGGTGGAGACATTCATACAAGATTAAACATGTTTAAAGAGTGTGCTTTGCAATCATTTGGAGTTAACTATACTCCAACTGGAAACTATGCAACTTACAGTGATGGTACACCAGTTGCATATGATGTTTCTATGACCTTCTCAGAAATTACACCAATATATAATGACCAATATGATCTGGACGACTCACTCATTGGTTTCTAATGTCAAACTATTTCAGCAAACTCCCAGACTTTGAATATGTTAGCAGACTACCTGACGCCAGGATCGCTGATTACTTTCCTGTAAAGAATTTATTCATGAGAGGTAAACTCCGTGAAGATATCTTTCAGAATGCATCTGTTTTCACAAAGTACAAAATTAAAGGCGAAGATAGACCAGATAATGTTGCCTTTGAAGTTTACGGAGATGCCAATTTAGATTGGTTAGTGTTGACATGCAACAACATTCTCAATGTATATAATGAATGGCCGATGACTCAAAATAATTTCGAGAATTATTTGCTTGAAAAGTATGGGACCTATGATAAGATTAATGATATTCATCATTATGAAACTACCCAAGTAAAAAATACAGCAGGAACTGTAATTGTACCAGCAGGTCTGGAAGTAGATTCTAATTACTCTGTATCATTTTTTGATGCTGAGGTTGAGGGAATGGCAACTTTATATCCTGTTTCAACGGTAACTAATTACCAGTATGAGGATAGACTCCAAGAAGATAGAAGAAATATCTTTTTATTGAAACCGAGATTCCTGAATATTGTTAGAGATGATTTAGAAGAAATGATGGAATACAAAAAAGGTTCCACTCAATATAAGAGTGAAACCTTAAAGACTGCAGATAATATTAGATTATTTCAGTAAGTTTATATACGCTGCGACGACCAAAAGGGTCAAACACAACTGGTTATATCTCATCACTCTTCTGCAAGTTTCTGGAAGTAGGACAGAGCATCATCTTCATCTGAGTCCGCAGACTTAGTAGGAGTGATGTCAGGAGCATTGAAGTCTGCTGCAGGTGCAGGAGGCTTACTTGACTCAAAGTTAGGAGAGAAAGATCC